CGCCACCCGTGGCACCGGGAAGCCCGGCACGTTGACAGCGAGCAGCGCCACGAGCTCGAGATTCCCATCCACTCCGCGCCAGTCTCCCGACAGGGCGCTGGCGCGGAGTGCGTAAACCTGCTCCGGCGTCGCGCCGGGCCGGACCGCGCCGGCCACCCAGATGCCGTAGGCGTCCTCACCCACAGCCACGTCGGCCACAGCGGTGCCCGTGTGGTCGTAGTGAGCCCAGGCATCGGCCGCCGTCCGCTGCAGCCCTGCGTGCCCCGTGGCGATTGTCAGAGCCCCCGTCGCCACGGTCGTCCCGTCGGCTGTCAGCACGGCACCCACGTGGAAGTGCGCGTATCCCGTCCTCGAGCGCGGGACGGTGACGCATCCGCCGTGCCCCGTATGACATTGCCCCCACGTGGCGGCATGCCCGTAGACCCGGCCATTCTCTTCGACCGTGAGGGCCGTCGGGCCATCGAGGCCGGGATCAGCGAACCAGACCGCGGGCGGTGCTGGCATGGCGCTGGCGACGAGAGCGAACGGCGCCTCAATGGACGGATCGTCGAATTCTTCCGCCATCCGTTCGTACCAGGCCCGCACCTTGCCCTTGATCTGGTCTTGGACGTCCTGGGGCAGATCGACCCCCCCACGCCCACCGGCAAGCACGGCCGCCACTGCGAAGATGCCTTTCGGGATGGCTTGCACGCGGCCGTTCACAACGTCAGCGAAGCCGAGCCGATACGACGTCCGGTTCTCAGGCGGCTCGTCCCGGTAGAAGAACGCACGTGAGGCGCAAGCGACATCGAGCGTCCCGGCTTCGGATGTGCACATGTCGAGCACACGGCCACTGGCGTCGGCGCCGTCCCATGCCGTTTCACGGGGTGCAAGCGGCAGCTCAACCGCCCCGGTGACGGCAGCAGCTGTGAATGCTCTGCGTGGGATCCGGATGCTTCGTAGGCGTCTCCGCGCGAATGCCGCCGCGAGTAGCGCGATGGCCGCCCGGTTGAATGCCGGCGTGTCCACCAGCGTGACGCCCCGGATGCGCAGCCGGGTCGCCGTCACCGGCTCGGAATCCTCGACCTCCTCCCAGTCATCCTCGACCGCGTCCGCGTCGATCGACACGCCGCCGGCGGCGCCTTCACGGATCAGCGTTGCGAGCTCGGCGACCTCCGGCACGACTGGGAGTAGCACGCCCGTGCCCCAGATCTCCGCGCCCCGCCGCTCGATCGTGTCCATCCGCCCGACGACGACACCGCCCTCGTGCTCGTCGCCCGATTCCCGCACCCACTTGACCGGCCAGGGCGCCTCCTCGACGTCCCACACGATGGCCCCCGGCGCGATGGCCCGGCCGTCCCCTGTCTCCTGCCCCTCGTAGGCAATGATCCCCTCCCAGGCGATGGCACCCGATGCCTCGCCCTCAGTGGCGATTTCCAAGGCCCCGAGATGTGCCGCGGCCTCGTCCTGCGTGGCATGGCATCCGCCGGGAACGACATCCTGCGTGCCTTCCTTGACGACGCAGTACTCGCCGTCCTGGACCACGATCTCGTACGGCATCTGCGCCTCCTCAATCGATCAGTCTGCGATAGTTGCATAAACAACCAGCGTGATCTCCCGGCAGGAAATGCGACACGGCCGGGAATGACCCCGGGTTGGCGAGCACCGGGTCATCGAACGAGGTGAACTCGACCCCGTCGAGCGCCAGATGCGGCTCGAACGACCGTGTGCGCATCGCGGGCCCGTATTCCCACACGTAGCCCCCCGGCCGCAGTCCCCGCTCGACGATCTGGTCCATGACCAGCTGTCCCGAGGCTACGCCGCCCACCGGCCCACCGGTGACCGATACGAGCGATCCGCCGACGCCCTGGGTGACCTGACTTCCCCCGGCCCGGGCCAGCGCCTCCCGCACGATGTTGGGAGGCATGCCCAGCGTGTCGTCAGCCTCTCCGAACGGCGACGCGTCCGCCGCCGGGTCGAACAGCCGCCGCGCGGCGAAGCTCGTGAAGGCGTCGGCCAGCCACCGCCATGCGCCGTCGAGATTGGCCGCCCGGGTCGTCACGAGGGCAACGTCGTCCACAAGACCTCCGCCCACCGCCCTGAGCGCCTGGATCTGAGCGGCGGCGACCCACTTGCGGAACAGGGGTTCGAGGTCTTCGAAGGCCCCTTCGATCAGGATCTCGGCCTCCAGTCCGTTGGCCGCGAGCAGCACCGGGCCCAGCTGGGCGATCACGGCATCGGCCGAGACCCCTTCCAGCGAGGCCGCGATGGCCCGGTCGCCCCGCACCTTCGAGCGGGTTCGATTGCCAGCCCGTTCGAGCACGCGCTTGAGTGCCGCACTCGCCGCAACGAGCAGCCGCTCGAACAGAGCCCGGTCGATCTCGGCCAGCCGGGCCCCGAGGTCTCTGAACGCGGCGGCCGTGACGGCCTGCACCGGGGGTTGCCGTTCGATCGTTGGTACTGCGCCAGTGGGCGTCGGCTTGGAGCACGAGGCGATCTGGCAGCGCCGTGCGATCTCATCCGGCAGCGGCGCATCGGATTCGGGGTAGTTGAGCTCCCGCCGCAGGGCCTCGTCCGAGATGACGAACGCCGCGTGCGCGTCCTTGGCGTCCTGCTCGGTATTCGGCCGGCCGACGAGGTTGCTCGGGTCGTACCAGATGACAAAGCGCTCGACGTCGGCCACGCCCATATCCCGCAGCACCGGCCGGAAATAGCCCACAGTGAGCGCCTCGAGGATCAGCACGGCCAGCGGCTCGATGTGCGCCTTGAACGTGGACTCCTCGATCTGCCAGGCCCCCCAGTGCGATATCCCGGCTACACCGAGGATCACCTCCGGCGGGACGTTGAGCCCCTGCGCCAATCGCCGGATCGTGCGTTCGTACCAGTCCCCGAGAGCTGTGTCGAGAGGCCGGTCCAGTGCCATGTGCTCCAAGCCCGCCAAGTCCTCCGTCGCTCCCCGGATCACCATCGGGACCACCGCGGACGCGCTCCCCTCGTCCCGGATCGGGGTCGTCATGGCGAGCATCAGGTCCTCGATGAACGGGTCCGACGCCTCGTCGTCGGTGCGGCTCGGGTCGAGCGGCCCGAACGAGAGCGATGTCGGCACCTTGAGGATCCCGGCCCCGGCGATGCGGCTCCGCAGGATGGCGCGTGCCGCACGGTCGAGCAGCAGCAGCTCGTCGACGATGTTGAGGACGCCACGGAGCGAGGAGTCCGGCTGCGAGCTCCAACGCGGATGCCGGACCCAGATCCGGAGCACGAACGAGTCCTCGGGCAGCACGGTCGGCGACATCTGCCCCGGTTCCTTGAGCTCGTACTTGTTCCCGGTGAGGACGAGCTCATCCGTCGAACGGATGTCGAACGATTCGGACCCGTCGGGGAGTTCTGTGCGGACGAGGAAGCACTCTCCCGGCGCGGACAGGTTGATCGCCGCCTCTCGCAGGATCTCCGTGTGGCCCCCGGCCTCGGAATGCAAGCGGGCCAGCGCCTGCTTGGCCGCTACGTTCTCCGAGGGCTCCGGTTCCGCATCGGGCTCGGCGCGCTCGGCAGCGAACAGGCGGAGCTTCCCGACGGCATTGCCGAGAAACGACAGGGCATATTTCACTTCACCGACCTCGTCGAACGCGGCCCATGTCCGGGCCTGCCATTCCTGCCGCCGGAAGGGCTGCCGCTTGAGCTCCTCGAGGTCGATCCGGTGCGCCGCGGCGGTCATCGTCCGGGCCGGGCGGAGCAGCTGACGAATCTTCGTAGCCATCTATCCCCGCCTCTCCAGTCCGTAGAGCAGTGCCGCCACCGCTCCCAGCGCCAATACTGACGTAATGGGCAACCAGATCGCGTGCGCGAAATGACGGAGGGCCAGCATCCCGGCCGAGACCCAGACGCCGGCGCACCACCGGCAACTCACCAGCTCCGCGATCCAGTGTTCCTCGCCGAATTTCTTCTTGACCCACATCCGGGCCTTGAAGATCGGGGGGAACTCGTCGTCGGTGACTAGCCGCGTGGCACGATAGGTGCCGAGACAGAGGATGGCAAGCTCGACAGGACTCATAGGTTCGGCACCCGAAGGAGCCGGAATCCTGCGCCACCGGAATCAACAACGCCGACGGAGACTTGTCGGAAGTTTTTCACGGTGCCACCCCACTGCCCGCCAACGTAGATATTGGTGAACGTGTCAGCCTGTGTTGCCTCGAATACTGCGAATTTCGGTGTAGCTCCGAAACCAAGACTTTGCACCTCGAAACCGCCAGATGCACCTTCGCTAAGTAGCAGCAGAAGACTCTGGATCGGCCCAATCAGTTGCGTATTGGAGTCCAGCCCCAGTTCCACATTCGAACGGATGTTCTTCGCCCGCTGGTCGGAGACGATCTGTTCCAGTTGCCGCACGCGTTCGGTCAGGGACGCGATCAGCCCGTGCAGTTCCTGCTGCTCCCCCCGGAATCCCATTACTGCGCCGTTCCGAGCGGTTCCAGTTGCACGCCCACCGTCTCCCCTCCCCCGACCTGGACAGCGACCGACGCCAGACGCATCGTACCGACCACCTCACGTCCCGGGAATGTCAATGCCGTCTCGACCATGGCCCCAGGAACCAGATCGCCGAATCCGTAGGTCCATTCCGGCCGGAGCACGAGGTCGATGTACTGCGGTGCCGGGGTGAGGAACAGCAGCCGGGATGCAGCCGCTGCAAGGGCGGATGCCGTATCCCGGATCTGCTGCTCGTCGTACAGCACCTCGATCAGACCGATATCGGGGTCGACGCCGCCGAACGCCGCCACGACCGCCACGGCACTCGGGCCGTAGGCCTGGTCCGCGGCGGTTCCTCCCGTCGCGCCCTTGACCGTGACCGATGAGGCAGCGTCGAGCCCGGCGATGTGCAGGGCCGTCTGGTCCGCGTGGTCGTCCCAGATCCGCAGGTCGCCGGCATTGGGGATCTCCGGCCCGACCCGTAGCGTTCGGCCGATCATCGTGAAGTCCACGCCGGAGCGTGCCAGCTCCCGCAGCTCGTCGGCCGCCCGCCTGCGGTCCACGGCCACCACGTTGCGGCTCCCGGTGACGCCGGCCGCCGCGGACGAGACGGTGATCGCCGGCGAGGTGTCCGCGCTGAGCGCGTCGGTCACGTAGGTCGTGAAAATGGTCGTGAGGTCGATGGCGACGAAATTGCGGTCGACCGGCAGGAACCGGCGCTCGAACCATTCGAAAAGGTCCCGGGCGGCGATCGTCACCGTGGTCGCGTCGAAGGAGAGGTCGACGATCGGGCCCACCCAGACGAGCACGTCGTCGCGCCAGACCGCGAGTTCGTGCTTCCAGCAGGTGAGATCCTCTGTGAGTGTGTCGCAGTCGGCGGCCGCCACCTCACAGGAGGCCCCCGAGATGTCATCGAGCGCCCGGCCGAACGAGAGCGACGTGTACGGCAGCTCCCCGATTGTCGGCGTCCCTCCGCGCCGGACGATGAGCACCCGGTAATCGCCGATGCCGAGCAGACTCACGTCTCACGTCCGATCTTGCCGAGGGTGACCGTCGTATTCGCGTTCGGGGCCGCTGCCTCGACGCAGACGCAGACCTCGGTGCAGGCCCCGAGATCGATCCACTCGAACGGGCCCCCGTCGGCGACGGTGACGAGATCGACGCCCCCGAGCACCTCACGCGACGAAACGCGTTCGAGCTGGATCGTGCGGTCCGTGCCATCGATGACCATCTCGGTTCCCGGTGGCATCGACGTGATCGTGAAGTCTGAGCAGACCGGTGTGGCCCCCGGGCA